CTCATGCCCAACTGGAAGGCGTCGAAGGAATGCCGCGCACTGGAGGCCATTGCCCGCATCTACAACATCCCCTGTCGCAGCACCCTCACCGACCAGACCAACTTCGCCCTCCGCAAGTTCGGCGACATCTGTCCGATGCAGTACATGGTCGATGACGAACCGGCCCGAGTCAGCGAGACGCAGTGCAAGCCATGCGACTACTGCAAGGGCATCAACCCGGCCAAGGGCGACAAGCCGGCATCCGTCATCTGTAAAATGGCGCAAGGGCTATGATCACGGCGGTGCTGGTCATCATGATGTGGTTGACGCTCCTCTACTGCGGCGTGGCGGTCGTGGTGTTCGCCTACCACTTGCTCGAGGAGGCCATCGAGCGATTCAAAGACTACATGTGGAAAAAACAACATTCAAAACGATAACCAAAACGAAAACGAAAATGAAAAAGACCTACAGACTCGGCACTGTTGTGCTGCGAATTTCCCAAATTGTTGGCGCGTATCTCGACAACGATGACCCGAAGCGGCTTGTGGTTGTGACTACGTTCCAGGGCATGACGTTTGCCTATAACTACAAATCGATGGATGAAGCCATCGAGCATCTCAATGACCTGCAACACATCCTCGAGGATTACCCCGAGTAACCCAAAACCCACTATTCCGCGAATAGTGTTAGTATTAACCAAAAAACAAAACGCAATGAAAAAGATTCTTTTTGCAATGGCGGCCGCGTTGATGCTTTGTAGCTGCGGCCAGCAGTTCGGCCTCGCCTACGGTCTCGACCTGACCGGCGACGGCGACGGCAAGTTCACGGTTTCGTTCCCGCAGGGGCAGTTCTCCATGGACGGCACGGCGGACATTAATTTCCAGATCGGCGACACGATCCCCTTCGGTGCTCCGACCACCAAGGCGGAGGTGCTCGCATCCGGCGACGCGAAGCAACGTGCTGCGCTCAAGGCTGTCAACGACTCCATCGCCCAGCAGTTCGGTGCGACGGGTGGCGACGGCACCTATGACCTGTGGATTCATGGCTTTGTCAAGGAAACCGGCACGGGCTTGGTGTTCGAGATCGACCGGCACCTGACCAACCGCGCCAACGCCCCGGCCATCCGCCTCGCGGCCAAAGACGACCCGTTCCCGTATATTAAGTAAGTATGGAAGAAAAAGAGCCGACCCTCGAGGAGCGCATCAAAATCCTCGAGCGGAAGGTCCACAGGCTTGAGTCCCGTTTGGGCTACACAAGACTCCCCGGACCTTGCGGATGATTTAAGTTAAACTAACGAAACAGCAACCGGTGGGGGTTCCGGCCCCCACCATTATCACAGAGCAACAATGAAATTCGAACTATTTATGGGCATCTTCTGCCTGATCATGATGGTGGTTTCCGTAGCGATGATTTGCGTCTGCTATCAGATGGGAGAAACAACCGCACTTTATTTGAACGCCATCAACGTCATCTCCTACTTCTGCCTGGCTGCGACGAACTTCAGGAATATGGACGACTAATACAAAATGCGCCCCCTAACGGCTTGGGTGAAAGCCGGACATTAAAATCAAGGTGAAAAGGAAAGTGGAGTTTGAATGTTCCTTCTCCCTTTCAAATTCAACCGGTGCTACTTTGAGCAAAGCACAACCCGCCCTTCGGGGCACGGCGGTCCGGCGCAGCCGCCACTTTTTGAAAATCCCCCAATAGTAACCCAAAAACACGCATTGGGACATATATAGGAAAGGGTTAACTAAAACCGACAAAAAGGTTAACTAAAACCGAGGAAAAGGTTAACTAAAACCTCGGAAAAGGTTAACCCCTTCCAAAATAGAGTATTAACCACTAAAACATTTTGCACTATGGCGAATGTCAAGTACAGGGTCCGCGAGTTCACCCCTTCATCCAACCAAATCGGCTCGCATAGTTTCTACAGTGAGGCAGTTGCCGACAACATCATCACCAACCGCGAACTGGCGAAGAAGATTGAAGCACGCGGTCTGAGCCGCGCCGCCGAGATACGCGCCATCATCGAGGAGCTGTCGAACATCATCCTCGAAGAGTGCGCCGAGAACAATCGCGTGCAGCTCGAATCGAGCGACGGCGTGCTGGTGTCGATCTACCCGAAAGTGTCCGGCAGCGTCAGTGACGCGGAGGTGCAAGCCAACCCCGAGACCTACGACAACGCACAGGTCGCAACCGAGGACATGCTGACCGCCGACAAGCTCAAATGGACCCTCGGCGCATCCATCGGCTCGAAGTTCAGCAAGCAGTTCGCCATTCAGAAGAAGGCCCAGAAAGTTGCCTACAATCCCAACCAGACGCCTGCAGCACCGGCGGACAGCGGTGAGAATGGCGGTGGTAGCGGCGAGAACGGCGGCGAAGGCGGCGGCAACGAGTACACCGGCGGCGGCCTGGGCGATTAACCCACATGAATCATTTATCTCCGACAGGGCGATCTGATACAGCTCGCCCTGTCTTACCAAACAACAACAAACGAAATCAGAGCAACATATGGAAGATAAGACACTACAAGAGTGCATCCTCGAACTGTTGAACAAACCGGCAGGGAAGAAAGACGGCCATGTGATGACCGCCAAAGAAGCCATCGCCACGACTATCATTCGGAACGCCCTCAGCGGCGACATCGAAACGGTGCAATTCATCATCGAATTGGAAGAGGATGCCAAGTTCCAAAAAATGAAACCACTCTATGGCGACAACAATTGAAGTAGAATCGAACTTTCAACTGGAGAAACTGCTCAGCACGGACCCAGGCACGGAGAGAAAACTGCGCAAGCTAATCCGAGAGGTGCTCAAAGAGTCACGACAGGAAGTTGTGACCTCGCTGCACAACCAGATCGATGACCCGCGCAATACTGCCAAAAGTGTTCGCCGTATCACCTACAAGAAGATTCTCGGCGGTAACCTGAACATCCTCAGCAAGAAAAGAGCGTCGCAGGGGTCTGTAAGCATTTACGAGCCGCCCCGCAAACTCCGCCCGGGTCAACGAGGCGGCAACCGCGTACCGAGAGGCAAGAACACCCAGCGATGGATGAGTTACGGCCCAAGCGATAGAGGCCCTGTTTTGAGATGGCTGTCCGATGGTGCAAGCAACCGTATGGCCGGTACACGTGGAGGCCGTCTGCATGGTAACCGAGGCAGTATCGCTCCGCGCAACCTCTTCTCACGGACTGCGACACCCAAAATGAACCGCGCTGCTGACCGTCTGGCGCAACTCATCGACTCCGAATTGACCGCTATAATGGGCAAAATGTAGCACAAAAATGCACTATTTTGAAGAAAAATGCACGAAAAATGCAAAAAAAGTGGCAAAATGTTTGGTGGTTTGAAAAAAATGTAGTACCTTTGCGCCGTTAAAAATCTCACAGCGGCAAGAAGGTCGCTCCGAAAGGGGCACTTTTTATGTCACCATATCAGTATATGGATTACTGGAGGCACCGGGTCCTGAAACAGAAATGTGAAGGGAGTTTGCTGTGAGAACTTTAACAGCCCGTCGGCCTCCTTTTATTGTTTATATCTCACAGTATGAAACAAATCACAATTGAGGGTATTCAGAACCCGACCGAGGAAATTTCCGCAAAGATTCGCAACTATTTCAAGACCCATGGCGTGCCCAATGAGGCCCAATTCGACACCATCTCCACCCCGGACAACTCGTTCGGCTTCGAGGTGTTCGGCTGCATCGATGACATGCAAGTGTCGGTGAGCTACTGCGACTACAAGCCCCGCAAGAAAGTCATCCGTGACATTCTCGCCCTCGATGACCGCATCAGCAACGTGGATGTGTACCGCTGCCTGTCCGACAAGAACTACCATGAAGTGCTGAGCGAGATCACTCTCGACACTCCTATCTATGTGAACATCGACGGCAAGCTGATGCAAACAACCATTTACGACTTTGTGCAGTATGAAGCCCGCAACCGAGACTACAGCCGCCGGTGAGGAGTGGCGACCCGTCAAAGGGTACGAGGGAATATACGAGGTCAGCAACTTTGGCCGCGTCCGCTCGCTGGACAGGATGGTGAACTACATATCCAAATACGGCAAGCACTACCAGGTACTGACACGAGGCAAGATCATTGCGCCGAAGCCCAATTTCGGGTACTACCTTATACACCTGAGCCACCAAGGCGCGGCAGTTCACAAGCAGATACACCGCCTCGTCGCCGAGGCTTTCATTCCCAACCCGAACAACCTGCCCGAAGTGAATCACAAAGACGAGAACGGCATGAACAACCGCGCCGACAATCTCGAATGGTGTACGACCATGTACAACATAAACTACGGCACAGCCATCGAGCGGCGAGCAGAAAAGAAACGCAAGCCCATCCGCAAATATACCAAAGACGGCACGTTGGTGCAAACATTCCCGAGCGTCACGGCTGCATCCAAGTCGCTGGGGAAGGGCAGGAAAGGAACAGGACTGATTTCTACCTGCGCCAACGGCAAGCGACCATTTGCATACAAGTATCGATGGGAGTTCGTATAATAACACAGTAATCATATAACAAAGCACCGGCCCGAGAGGTCGGTGTTTTTTTTTATGCCTATACCTTTGCAAAAATCTTTGTTAGTAAACCAAAAACCATTATCTGCACCATTATAAAAAGCATACTATATGGCAGATACAATAGTAAGACTGAAAGTCGATTCGAAAGAGTACGACAATCAACTCAAGAAAGCTTCGCAAGGCTTGGCGCAACTTGAAAAGAGTCTGAAAGCGGAAGGCAAGACGCTGGCGGACGTTGACAAGGAGCAACTGAAGTATATCCAGGCGATTGGCCAGATGGAGACCAAGTCCACCACCGCCAAAGGTAAGGTTAACGAACTCTCCAACGCCTACGCCGACCTCGCTGTGCAATACAAGAACATGTCCAATCTGGAGAAGCAGTCCGGTGGCGGCAAGGCGTTGGCGGCAAGCATGGAACAGTTGAAAGTCCGTGCCATGGAAGCAAGGACCCAACTGGCCGCTGTGAATGCAGAACTAACTGGCGCAGCCGCCGTCAAAGGCGGACTGGGTGCAAGCCTCGCATCCGGGGTCGGTTCGGCCCTGTCGATGTACGGCCCGCAGATGATGGCCATCGCCGGTGTGACCGCTGCCATTGCAGGCATCAAGTCCACCGTCTCGGATGTAGTGGATATCAACAAACAGTTCGAGCAGTCGTCCGCTAACCTCGCCGCCGTGATGGGTACGACCCGCAATCAAATCGGCGCGCTGACCCAGCAGGCCAAACAGCTCGGAGCGACTACCCAATACACCGCCGTACAGATTCTCGACCTGCAGACCAACCTCGCCAGACTCGGATTCACCAACCAAGAGATTTTGAACAGCACGAAAGCCGTGCAAGCCCTCGCCACCGCGACCGGTGCCGACCTGGGCGAAGCGGCCAACCTCGCCGGTGCTGCTCTCCGTGGCTTCGGTATGAATGCCGCCGAGATGGACCGCGTGGCCTCCGTGCTGGCTGTATCGACCACCAAGTCCGCCCTGTCGTTTGAGAAGTTGGCAGCCGGTCTTCCGACCGTGGCACCCGTAGCGAAGCAGTTCGGCTTTAGCATCGAAGACACCGTGACGCTGCTGGGCAAGTTGGCCGATGCAGGCATGGACGCTTCAACGGCTGCCACATCCACCCGCAACATCCTCTTGAACCTTGCCAACAGCGGCGGCAAGTTGGCGCAAGCCCTTGGCCGACCCGTTAGCAGTATCGAAGAGTTGGCACCCGCTTTGGTCGAACTGAAGGCGAAGGGTCTCGACCTGGCCGAAATGCTCGACCTGACCGACAAACGAAGCGTGGCTGCCTTTGCGACCTTTGTGGATAATGCCGAAACGCTGACCGAGTTCAAGCGGAGCATCACCGACTGCTCTGATGCGCTGGACGGAATGGTGAACGAACAACTGAACACACTGCACGGCTCGGTGACCATTCTCAAATCTGCCTACGAGGGCCTTCTATTGACCTTCAGCAACGGCAACGGCATTCTCAAACAAACGACCGATGCTCTTGCCCGCCTTCTCCAAGCGTGGACCAACTGGCGCAACCGCCGCAACGGTGGCGATGCTGCCATCGGATCATATGAGAACGGCGTGACGAAAGCCGACAGGGAGCGGATGGATTCGCTCTATAATGCCTACAAGGCAGGCGGTACTACCGACGAGCAGATTCAGGCAAAGGCCAACGAGGCGGCAGATGCACTCATCAAAGAACGCGACGCGGCCAAGGAGGTGTATGACCAGATGATTGCCCTGCGCAATGCAACCGGTGACGTGTATATGAAGCAGATGCCGGTGCTCAATCAGAAGGCAATGGCCATGATTCCGGGCATGAAGGCATACGACACCGACTACATGGCCAAGTACATCGCCGGACTGAATGACAAGATAGGTGCGCAGAACTACCTCGCTGCACTGGCTACAACCATCACCGCTCCGGAAGAAACAACGGTGACAGGCGATGCCGAATCCATGACTGCCAAAAAACTCCGTGTCAAAGAGGCAGAGTACAAAGAGAAGGAGATGGCACAAATCGCCGCCCTCAATCGTGAAGCGATGAACGAGGAGGAGTACGAGAAGAAGGTGTACGAGATCAAGCGCACATGGCTGCAAAAGATTGCCGACCTCTATGAAGAAGGCACCGAGCAGCGCGCAAGGGCCAACGCCAGCATCTCGTCGCTCGACATCCAGTTCCAAGCCTCCACCCTCCGCCGCGCCAACCAGCAAGCGAAGCAAGACGCAAAGAGTCAAACAATAGTCGGAGTTGGCGGATACACTACACCAAACATTGCGGCACTGCGAAAGGAAATACAGGACACGATGAACGGCATGCAGATGAACTCCGGCGAGTACCTCATCCAAGCCGAGCGTCTGGTGGACCTGAACACCTTCGAGAATCTTCTGAAGCTCGCTACGCAGAACGGTATGCAGCTCGATCCCGCCATGCTGGAGAATATCTTCGAGCGTCTGGACCGCAATGACATCACATTCGGTCTCGACATCGACGACAGCGAGTGGCAGAAGCTCGTCAAGGAAATCGAAGCCTTTACCGGCAAGAAGGTGGAACTGAATGTCTCCACCGGTGGCGTGCAGACCGCGACGGCGGACGTGGGCAAGCTGAGCACCGAATGGGTGGCGGCGGCGCAAGCAGTCGGTCAGTTCGGCTCGGCTCTGCAATCGGTGGAAGACCCGACGGCGAAGATCGCGGGCATCATCGCTCAGGCCATCGCCTCCGTCGCTGCCGGTGCGGGCTCGGCCATTGCGGAAGCCGGTGCAACAGGAGACGCAGGCGGCCCGTGGGGCTGGCTCGCCTTCGCCATCTCGGCCACCGCGACTATGGTTTCGACTATCGCAGCCATCAAGAGTGCCACCTCGGGCAACTACGCACAAGGTGGTATCATTCCGGGCAACTCGTTCAGCGGCGACAACCTCGTGGCCAACGTCAACAGCGGCGAGCTCATCCTTAACCGCGCCCAGCAGGATGCCATCGCCGGGCAACTGACGCAGTCGCCGCTCGCCAACCTCGAAGTGACGGGAATCCTCGAAGGAGAGAACATCCGTCTCGCTCTGGTCAACAACGCCCTCCGCCGTGGAGGCAGTCGCGGCGAATATGCAATCACCAAATTCGGATAACTATGGCAAAAGCAGTAAGATGGCAAATTCCGTTCGTGTCGCTGACCGGCATCCGCTACCGCATCGACATCTACGACGAGGGCTTCTCCGGCACACCGGTGGAGCTCCGTGGCGGCAGCGTACCCTTCACCACCGACGAGGACAACAACGGCGACTACTTTGCACCGGTCCGCATCCAGACGGGCAACATCCAAGTCTGCACCGCCATTCCGGGCGGCGGCACGTTGGACCTTGCGACCATCCTTCCGGAGAACAACATCTCACGCCCCGTTCGGCTCATCAACCTCTCCGCGAGCAACAAGATCGAGTGGCAGGGTTTCCTCTCTTGCGAAGCCTATGCGCAACAGTACACCACACTGCCGGAGATTCTCAGCCTGCCGGTCATCAGCGTGCTGGAGGCCATGGCCAGCGTGGAGCTGAACCTGTCCCGCAGCGGCTCGTTCACCCAAATCAACCTCGCCACATACGGCATCCTGAACGAGATAGTGGTGCAGTGCGGACTGACTATGTTCACCCACATCAACTACAGCAAGACCGACTTCCGCATCTTCACGAAGTACATCGACCAGTGCATCCTTTTCAATATACGTGAGTACAACAACGACACCGGCACCACCTACGCCATTCAGGGACTGAGTGCGAAGGAAGCATTGGCCCGCCTTTGCACCTTCATGGGGTGGATAGCCCGAGAGCAAGGGACGGAAATCTACCTGGAGCGCATCGGCGAGACCATCGGCATGCGGCGCGACACCCTCAGCGGCTTCAACACCTCCTTCAACACCGGCGCAACGGACGTGCCGCTGACTGCAATAGACATGGCCAGCCTCACATGGTGGGGCGTCAACCACCAGCGGACCATCATGCAGGGTGCAAACATCGTGCAAGTGACGGCCCGAGTGGAGGAATACAAACTCGGACTCGGCATGCCCGAGACACCGCTGACCAGCCTTGCCCAAAACCCCGACGAACGGTCCGAAGACGGATGGGGATATGTGGACGCGAACACCAACCGCACCTACTATTCGAGCATCGACCTCCGGACGCTCTATGTGTACTGGAACATCCCGAGCAACATCGCAGAAGACCCGACCTACCTGAACATGTACAACAACATCGCGGCCACCTACTACTACCAGACAGTGATGTGGCAGGACGTTTCGTGGTATCAGCACTTCGCCGACATCATCGAAGGCAATGCACCGGGCACGTACTATCAGTATCTTGTCGCCTTCTTCTGCGTTTGGTACCCGTCCCGCCGCCAGTTGGACTACGAGGAAGGTCTGATGGTGGTCGGTGCGCCGATCCGGCTCTACACCTCCATGCAGGGTGCATACTTCAGTGTGCAGGAGCAGAACTTCGGCACGGTGGACTACCTCTACCGCCAGCGCGGCATGCTCAACTTCCGGGCATCGGACGGCTACATTCGCCTGAATGTTCAAGTTTCCGCCTACCTCACCACCGACGGACTGAAATCTCAACTTTTCGGTCAGCACAATGTCGCTTTCGCCATCGCCATCCAGTTCGGTGACAAGTGGGCATACAAGTCCGGCAGCAACTACGGATGGACCACCGGAGCCAGTCACTTCATGCTCGACATCGACTCCGAAGGCAAAGGTCCGCAGAACTACAGCGGCATGACCGAGGAGAAGGAAGGTCTCTTCATCCCCATCACCAGCGACATGAGCGGCGAGGTGAGCGTGTACATCTACCCGGAAACGGACGGATATTGCGCCGCCGACAATGCCAACGTGGCCAACGTCACCGGCTTCGTCATCACATCGCTGCAGATCGACTACGTTCCGCCCAAGGACCGCCTCTACCTGAAAGAAGACAAGAGCGAGAACAAATACATCAAGCTGCTGAGCACCAACTTCCGCAACGAGGTCAAAATCGAGAGCGAGTTGGCAACCTCGCTGAACAGCCCGACATCGCCTTCGCTCATCATGAACTCCGCCAGCGAGCCGACCACCTTCATCGACTACACCAACGGCGCGAGCACCAAAGCACGCCGTCCGGAGAAGGACCTGCTCAGTCGTATGGCGGAATACTACGGCGCGGCGCGTCAGCAGTTGAAGCTCGAGGTGCAACATCCTACGGCGGCTGCACTGCCACTGCTCAAGCTGAACGGCATCGGCGACGGCAAGAAGTACCTCCCGCTGGCGGAGAGCCGTGACTGGGCGCAAGACAAATCCACCCTTACCTGCTTCGAAACAGTAAACAACGCATAAATTATGATACACGGAAGAAATCTCATACTGGCCATCGGCGGAACGGCGCTCGCCGGGTCCAAGAGTTGCAGCGTGGACGTTCAACAGTCCTTCATTCCCGTCGCATCGCCCACTTCGGGCCGATGGGAGGAAAGTGTACCCGAGCGACTCAACTGGAAAATCACATCCGAGGGACTGCTGGTGGCGGCGGCGGACTACACCACTCTGCTCAACGCCCAGCGCAACGGCACCAAACTCACCATCCGCTACTACGACAGCACCTACGGCATCAACCAGACCGGCTCGGCATACATCGAGAGCCTGAGCATCAACGGCGCGGTCGGCAGCCTCACCCGCTGTTCGGTATTCCTCCGAGGAACCGGCGCACTGAGCAACTACAGCGGCGAGACTATCACGCCGAGGCTGCTCGTGCAGTCGATGGGCTGGTACTACGACGACACGGGTCAAGACAGCTTCGACCCGATTGACGACGAGAACAGCATGGTGCGAGGTCTGCAGTTCACATTGACCGAGGATGCCACCGTTCGGGTCATCCCCGGCGATGTCACGGTGTTATTCGGTACATCCAGCCTGATCACGGCCATTCAGGACAAAGAGTACATCCAATACGGGCAAGAGTACGACAACGTCATCATCACCACCACCGATGTGCAACTGACTGCGGGTACGTACTACCTCTGCTACAACTTCAAGGATGACACCGCAGACGACCCCGTCCTGATCAATTTGACGCAATAGTTCCAAAATCGGTCAATAGTAACCCAAAAACCAACATCTACACTATAGTAAAAGAGTAACAATATGGCATTGAATTTTTCCTTTCTGGGCAGACGTGAGGCGGTGCCGGGTGCGCCGTCCACTACCAACCCGAACGATGCGAGCAACACGCAGCCGAAGGGGGCAAATTGGGAAGCGAACGTGGTGAGCCCCTACGGCCGCCGCTCGCTCCTTGTGCCCGCTTGGTATCGCGGCGTGAGTCTCATCATGCAAACGATGGGGCAGATGGTGACTCAGTACCAGCGCCGGAACCGCGCAGGCGGCAACTTCGTCGAGGATCGGTACGGAGCCAACGGGCGGCTCAACTACCTGCTGCAAATCCGTCCGAACCCGATGATGACCGCCAGCCAGCTTCAGGAGCAGATCGAATACCGCAAAATCTACTTCGGCAACGCTTTTGTGTACATCGAGCGCGACCCGGACAACGACGACCCGAGGGCGCTCTGGCTGTGCAACAACGGCGGACGCGGCGGCTACAACCCCATCGCGAACACCTACTGCCTGACCTACACCTCGGAGCACGGCCCCGTGTTCCTTCCCGAAGTGCCCGCCAGCGACGTGCTGCACTTCAAGAACGTGTTCCTGACCGACGACTACACGATGGGTCTGCCCACACTGGACTTCGCCTTCAAGAGCCTGCAGATAGCGGCCACCGCCGACGACCAGGCGCTTCAGGATGTGGCCAAGGGCGGAAAGCACAAGGTCCTCATTCAGGAGGAGAAGCCCGCTCCGCAGGGAACTCGAGGCCGCATCAATCCCGACGAACTGCGCAAGACCGCGAAGATATTCAGCGAAGACTGGCAGGCCAACGACGTGGTGGTGCTCGACAATGTGGCAGACGCGAAGATCATCTCGCAGACGAGCCAACAGTTGCAACTGCTCGAGCAGCGGTCGTTCCAGGTGTCGGACTTGGCGCGCATCCTCGGAGTGCCCCGCATCATGATGATGGAGGACGCCGGCAGCAGCTACAAGATGCCCGAACACGCCACGCAGGAGTTCATGCTCCGCACCATCCAACCCCGCATCCGCGAGTGGGAGGACGAGTTCAACAGCAAGCTGCTCTCGCCTGGTGACTTCGGCGACCGCCGCATCCATGTCTGCGAACTGCCGCTCCGCCGCCTCGACGCGAAGGGTCAGGCCGAGATCGACAAGATACATCTGGAGACGGGCGTGAACACGGTCAACGAGCTCCGCAACCAGTACGACCTGCCGGCGGTGGACAAGGGCGACATCAGCTACGTCAGCACCAACCTCGCCGAGCTCGGATCGGAGAAACTCAGTGCGGCTGCATCCGGCGGCCGTCCGAAAGACGAAACAACCAAAACCGAAGAGGAGGACTAAAGCATGACTACACGCAAAGACATAGCAAGACGCATGCGGGAAGTGCTTCAGTCGGGTCGCGAAGAGGTTCGTGAGCTGACGCTGCATGCGCAACGACCGGGTGACATCGCCACCATCGACGCGAGCGGAGCCATCAACCTGACCGTCCGTGACTTCCTTGAGAACCCCGAGAACGCGCTCGGCTTGCCTCCCGGCTTGGAGTTGCAGATGGGCGTGGAAGGCAACGAAATCTGGCCCGTCAGCATCGACGACGTGGAGATGGAAGAAGAGGATGAGGTCGCCGCCCTCACGGACCAGACGCTGCACTTCGACAAGATTCCGATGAGCCAACCCGTGCGCACCGGCATCACCGTCGAGGTGAGCAACAACGCCATCGACAACGCAGGCTTCGACCTGCTCGGCTTACTCCAGAAGAAATTCACCCGTGCGCAGAAGCAGTACATCGCCCGCCACCTGTTCTCCTCGGCGCTGTTCGAGGGCAACCGTGGGCCGTTTGCCTACGACTACGACCGCTACTTCCTGCTCGGGCCGGACATCTACACCGAGGTGCTGGAGAAGATGACCGAACTGCACAACGCCGGTTTCGACACCAGTGAGGCGTGCATCGTCATGGCTCCCTTCATGGAGGTGGTGCTGAAACTGACCGAGGCCGTGCCCGGCAGCGGCCGCACCGTCATTCAGGACGGGCTGTGCTGCGGTTATCCCTACGTGGTCAACCGCTACTTCAACACCACCCTCGACAGCGACGGACAGCTCGTGCCGAAGGACAGCGTGGCACTGGGCATCGCGATGTTCAAATACTTCAAGATCGCCCAGCACGGCAAGGCCCGCCTGACCGTCAACGGAAAAACCAACGACGTGGCAGTGCGCAACGTGACGGCCGTGACGCTGAACACGGAATGGTCCTTCACCAATCTGGCGGACTACCTGCCCGGTGATGCCGGTGACCTCGTGTTCGTGACCATGATCTGCGACATGGGCTACCTGGCCGACAACGGCGGTCGCCTGTTCAAGACCATCGACGGCAAGTACCTGCTCGTGACCTTCGACGGGCGCGGCGGCTACAGCGTCTATCTGGCAGACAAAGACGGCCACATCCTCGATGCAAGCAACGACCTGCTGACTGTGGGACTGCAAAACATCGAATAGTAACCCAAAAACAAACATTCACGCATATATAGATAACTAAACAATATAACAATGGATGCAAAACAAGAAATCAGAACCCTGGAGTGCAGACTTTCCGTTCGAGAAGCTGCATCCGATGCGCAGGGCGAGTCTCGCACCATCACCGGCACGGCCATCGTGTTCAATGCTGAGAGCGAGGTTCTTGACGACTGGGGCTACAAGTTCCGGGAAGTCATAAAGCCCGAGGCATGTACGATGGAGTTCCTGAACTCGCAAGACATCAAGATGAACATGCTGCATTCGAGGGACCTCACCCTGGCTCGCGCCAACAAGGGCGAAGGAAGCCTCCGTCTGAGCGTGGACGAGAAGGGTGTTCATTTCGAGTTCGAAGCTCCCAAATGTGACATCGGCGAACGCTGCCTGGAAATGGTGCGTCGCGGCGACTACTCCGGCTGCTCGTTTGAGTTCTATCCCGAGGAATACGACGTGGAAGAGCGCGAGGGCGGCAAGGACGTGAAGATTATCCACAAGAAATTCCGTGCGCTGACCGCACTCACCATCGGCCTCGATCCTGCCTACAAGCAGACCAGCGTCAATGCCCGTGAGATGTGGGAACACACCCCCGGCGGACAGGCTGCTCTGGCCGAAGAGAAACGACTGGAGGAGGAGAAGAAGCGCGAGGAGCAAGAGCGTATCGCAGCCGAGATGAAGCGCCGTGAGCGCGTCATGGCTGAACTTGCCATCAACGAGGAATCCGAAAACTAACTTTTTATAACCACTTAAAAATTTTTAAGCATGAAGAAATTTGAAGAAATGACTTACGAAGAGCTGAAAGTGGCTCGTCGTGAGAGAAACGATGCCTTTGGCGAACTCTGCGCCAAGGCTGCCAATCGTGAGTTCAATGCGGAGGAGAAGCAGCAGGAGATCAACCTGCGCCGTGAGCTGGCTCAGCTCGACGAGCTCATGAAGGTCATGAACCGTGAAGACGAGCACGAGAAGGCTCAGATGTCGCACCGCGAGGAGGTCGTGGGCGCACAGTTCCGTGAGTTGCTCCAGGACGTTCGCAAAGGCAAAGCCGAGCGCGAGATTCTGCTCAGCCCCGCCAGCCCCGGTGACACCAACAACATCGAGGCTTCCGGTGCCATCCGCCTGACCATCAACGAGCTCATCCCGACTCTGCACGAGGGTCTTGGTCTTCCCAAGGGCCTGCGCATCGTGACCGGCGTAGAGGGCAACGAAGTGTGGCCCGTTTCGGTCAACGACGTCGAGATGGAAGAGGTTGGTGAGGTAGAGGCTCTGACCGACCAGGTGCTCGACTTCGCCAAGATCACCCCGACTGCACGCCGCACCGGTCTGATCGTGCCCGTTTCCAACATGGCCATCGACAACGCTGCCTTCGACCTGATGGGCTTCGTACAGCGCAAGTTCGAAATCGCACAGCGCGAGTACCTGGCAAAGAAGATCTACAGCCGCGCCGCTTGGACCGGCAACCACGGTCCCTACAAGTCGCTGACCAAGTCTGGCGACATCGAGATCGGTCCGGATGCCTACAAGCAGATTCTCGCTGCTGTGGCTGCATTCAGCAACAAGGGCTTCTACGAGGGCAACGTTTGCCTCGCCATGGACGCTGTGACCGAGGCCGAGCTGAAGGCTACCCCGAAGATCGAGGGCGCTGCCGGTGGCTTCTGCATCGAGAACGGCAAGTGCTGCGGCTACGACTACGTGGTTTCGCACTTCGTGAACACCGAGCTCAGCGGCACCTCTCTGGTTCCGACCGCTGACCGCTACATCAACATCGGCTACTGGGAGTGGTTCGCTCTGCAACAGCATGGTGAGGTTCGCATGGTGATCGACACCGTGACCGGTGCCAACAAGAACGTCACCAAGATCGTGCTCAACACCGCTTGGTCGATGACTGACCTCTCGACGAAGATCGGCAACGCAGCCGGCACGACCACCCAGGCCTTCGCTGCTTACAAGGTAACGCACCCCGAAGCCTAAACTCACGACTGGATTCTCCGGAGGGCTTCGGCCCTTCCGGGGATGAAAGGTAAAAAGTAACAACACACACATTGAATAGTATGGGACTCGACACAGACAGACTCTTCATC